TCCAGGCCCGTGCCGAGAAGGACGCGCAATCGCTCGAGGAAGCACAGAAGGCACTCAACAGCCCGGAAGTATGGGGGAGTGAAGCCAAGCTCAATATAAACATGATTACAGGCTTGCTCGATACCGCCCCGAAGGGAGTCAAGGAACAACTGCTCGGCGCGCGTATGGGCGACGGCACGCCACTGGGCAACCATGTCGATACGCTCAAATGGCTGGCATCGATCGCACGCGAGCGTAACCCACTGGCAACCGTTGTACCGGGATCGGGCAGCAACGCACAGCAAGCCCTCGAAAGCGAGATAGACAAGTTTAATATCATGATGACGGACACTAACAGTGCGTACTGGAAAGGGCCGACCGCTGAGAAGAACCAGGCCCGTTACCGCGATTTGATAAACGCGAAAATGAACTGGGATAAGAAAAAGTAACAAAGTAAATACGGCTACAAGTAAAACTTGATATTTGAAAGTTTTACTTGTAGTATCACTGCTAATACCGCTGTAAGGCCCCAGAAAGGGAGCACGCCGATCCTCTTAACGAGGGCACCCGGAAGCAAACTCGACGGATACCCCTGAAAGACAGGTAGCGAAGAAACCTTCACTAAACCTCTTTTTAGGAGTAATCCAAATGGCTGAGAGCGCTTTCCAGGTACAGTACCGCCAGGAGTTCATAGCTGGCTTCGAGCAACGTCAATCCTTAGTACGTCAAACAGTAACGACCGAAGCGACCATCAAAGGTAACCAAGCTACGTTCCTCGTAGCGAGTTCCGGCGGCGCCACTGCGGTTACACGCGGTTTGAACGGTATGATTCCCGCCCGCGCGGACAGTCTGACCCAAACCACTGCTACCCTGGTGGAATGGCACGATCTGGTCCGTAAAACCGATTTCAACGTGTTCGCTTCCCAAGGCGATCAACGCGCGATCATGCAGGAAACCACAATGGGCGTTATCAACCGGAAGGCCGACCAGGACATCATTACCGAACTTAACACCAGCACGGTAGATACCGGTGCCGCAGCCACCGCGAGCCTGTCCCTGGTTATGTACGCCTACACGATTCTCGGGAACAACCAAGTGCCGTTGGATAGCAATATCTCCGCACTCATCACCCCGGCGTTCTATGCGTACCTGATGCAAACGAAGGAATTTACCAACGTCGATTACGTGAACAACAAGCCTTTCAGCGGCCAGAACATGATGTTCCGCTGGGCGAACGTGAACTGGATCGTTCACCCGAACCTCCCGGGCTACGGTACCAGTGCCGAGAAGTGCTTCATGTACCACAAATCGGCGGTTGCGCAAGCTATCGACGTGAAGGGTATCGAGAACGTGGTCGGATACGACGAAGAGCAAGCCTACTCGTACGCCCGTTGCTCCATGCACATCGGCTCGAAGACCCTGCAAGGTACCGGCATCGTTGTTATCAACCACGACGGATCGGGCTACGCGGCTCAGTAATTAGGCGGCACCCTTGACGGGGTGCCTTCCTGAACCCCATTTCAGAAAGGAGTAACAAACATGGCATACGATTCTTCAGTCCTTAACATGGTTTCCTACGGCCCGATCGCCACGGGCTCGCGCAAATGGACTCACACTTCCGCCGACACTGGCGCGACGGTTGATACGACCGGCTTTATTACCGACGGCGGGAACCGCGGTATGAAAGTGGGCGACCTGGTGGAACACACCAATACCGGTACAAACATCGTTACACTGCACCGTGTAATGACCGTGAGTTCGACAGCCCCCGGTGCCGTTGACTTGAGCGATACCACGACCATTGCAAGCGGCACCAACAGCGATTAAAACTTGATGTTTTACAAGGAATAGTGCTACCATTGGCGGGCGTAGAGATATGCCCGCCCTTTTTATTCCAGGAGCCTGATACATGACAAGTCCAATAAACGCACAATGCGTAAAGAACAACGCCGACTATGTACGCACTATACATGTCGCAACACCCGCAGCCGGTACCAAATACGAGGATATTCTGGGTGCCGAATACTGGAAACACGTTGCAGTGTCCTTCCAACCCCATAGCCGTATCGAGGTAGTACCGGAAGACGGTACGTGGTTCGCGGAACTCTTCATTGTGTCCTGCGGGCGCAATTGGGCCAACGTCTTGCCCCTGCGCCATGTCGAACTGGCAGCCCCCACCGCAGCCCCCGAAACCGACCCCAAGTATAAGGTCCAGTGGCGCGGAATGACACACAAGCATTCCGTGGTGCGCCTATCGGATAAGGCGGTAATCAAGGAAGATTTTCCGACCGCAGCGGAAGCCACTAAATGGCTTGAAGAATACGAAGCGACGGTCGCTTAATTGGCTACACAATTATCGCTCTATAACGACGCGCTAGGGCACATAGGGGAGCGGCAGTTAGCGTCCCTATCCGAGAACGTCGAACCCCGCCGGGTTCTCGACCTCGTATGGTCGGGAGCGCGGAACTACTGCCTGGAACATGCCCATTGGAAGTTCGCGCAACGCACTTCCGCGATAAGCTATTCCCCGTCCGTTACCCCCGCATTCGGTTACAACCGTGCATTCGAGAAACCCACCGACCTGGTGAAACTCTCCAAACTGTGCGCGGATGAATTCTTCCAGTTGCCGCTTACCCAGGTAGTCGAAGAAAACGGCTTCTGGTTCACCAATATCGACACCATTTACGTGAGCTACGTGTCCAACGATACCGCGTATGGGTACGACTACTCGCTATGGCCGGAGACATTCAGCCTGTTCGTTTCCCTGTACCTCGCGTTGCGGATAGCGCCGCGCATACGCCCTTCGCTGGACGTGCGCGCTATCACGCTGCAATACGACCGCGCCAAGGAAGACGCCCAGGCCAAGGACGCTGTGCAAGGCGCCACTCAGTTCCTACCCGCAGGATCGTGGGTTCAGTCCCGCATGGGCGGTTACCGCGGAGATAGAGGGTTCAGGAATACGCTGTATGGCGGATGATGTCATCCTTGCCTTTAACCGGGGTGTAGTAAGCCCCCTGGCGCTTGCCCGTACCGATGTCAAGCGCGTTGCCATGTCCGCGGAAGAACAATGTAACTGGATGCCCCGTACGCTCGGGCCGATGTCGGTACGCCCCGGATGGGAATACCTCGGCGCAACCAAGAGCAACGCAGCGGCAAAATACATCCCGTTCGTCTTCGCCACCACCGATACGGCACTGGTGGAATTGACCAATAACCTCATGCGGGTGTGGGTGAACGATGCCCTGGTTACGCGCCCCTCGGTTGCCACCGCTATCACCAATGGGAACTTCGACAGTAACGTAGCCAACTGGACGGACAACGACGAAGGGGCGGCGGTATCCACCTGGGCAACCGGCGGATACATGACCCTGACAGGGGACGGCGCAGGCGCGGCCATACGCGAGCAAGCGGTATCCATAGCCGCCAACGACCAGAACATGGAGCACGCCCTGCGCATCGTGGTCTACTTGGGGAATATCACCCTGCGGGTCGGGAGCACGTCGGGCGACGACGATTACATCACGGAAACGGTGCTTGCCAAGGGCACCCATTCCCTGACCTTTACCCCGACTGGCGGAACGGCGTACGTGCGCTTCCAGAACCGGGACGACTACCCGGCGTATCTCGACTCCTGCACGATCGAATCGTCGGGCACGATGGAGATAACCACGGACATAGGCAGCGGCCTGTTCAACGATATCCGGTACGACCAGTCCGGCGACATCATTTACATGTCCTGCGGACTCACGCACCGGCAAATGCAGATCGAACGCCGGTCAACCCGTTCCTGGTCGATTGTCGATTACGTGTTCGAAAGCGGCCCTTTCCGCGCGATGAATACCGGTCCGATAACGGTAACACCGAGTGCGGTGAATGGGCTCATAACTCTCACGGCGTCGAAAGCCCTGTTCAAGTCTACCAACGTGGGCGGCCTCTTCAAGATCGCATCCATAGGGCAGGCAGTTTCCTCGACGCTTACCGCGTCCGATACCTACACCAATTCCATACGGGTATCGGGTATCAGTACCGGACGTACTTTTTCGATATTCCTTGCCGGGGTTTGGGTCGGGACCATCACCCTGCAAAGATCGGTAGGCGCCCCCGGAGCCTGGACGGACGTAACCACCTACACGGCCAACGTATCGACAACCTACGCCGACGGGCTGGATAACCAGATCATTTACTACCGTGTGGGTTTCAAGGCGGCGGCGTACACGTCCGGGTCAACCATCGCGCAAATGTCGTTTTCCAGTGGATCCATAACCGGGATTGCGCGCGTCACCAGCTACACGAGTTCCACGTCCTTAGGCGCGGTCGTGCTGACTGATTTCGGCGGCACGACGGCAAGCAAGGATTGGTCGGAAGGTTCATGGTCGGACAGGCGCGGTTTCCCCTCCGCGGTAGCGTTCTTCGGCGGGCGCCTATGGTGGTCGGGCAAGGATAAGAATTGGGGTTCCGTCGTGGACGCCTTCAACGTTTTTGACGAGGATTATGTAGGGGATGCGGGGCCGATAAACCGCAGCATAGGTTCGGGTCCGGTTGACTCGATAAACTGGCTACTGCCCCTTAAAACGCTGACCATGGGCGGGCAGGGCGCGGAATTCCTGTGCCGTTCCACCAGCCTGGAAGAACCCCTTACACCCACAAACTACAACATTCGCGCGGAAACTACCTATGGGTCGTACAACGTCGCGGCGATCAAGGTCGATAACAGCGGCATATTTATCGACCGTACCGGATCGCGGGTAATGGAAGCGATCACGGACGCGGCGACCCTGCAAACTCAGGAATTGAGCGTAATCAATCCCGAGATTTGCCAGCCCGGAATTGTGCGCATGGCGGTGCAACGGCGACCCGATACCCGTATCCACCTGGTGCGATCCGACGGCACCGTGGTCGTGCTGGTGTTCGATCGCGCGGAAGATGTCAAGTGCCTGTGCACGGTTGAAACCACGGGCACGGTCGAAGATGTGGTCGTGCTTCCCGGCACGGTTGAAGATAACGTGTACTACGTGGTCAACCGCACGATAAACGGTTCAACGGTGCGCTACCTGGAAAAGTGGGCACTGTCATCCGAGGCGGTAGGCGGGGTAACGAACAAGATGGCCGACGCCTTCATCGCCTACTCCGGGGTATCCACCGCCACCATAACCGGACTCAGCCACCTGGAAGGCGCCACGGTAGTAGCGTGGGCGAACAGCAAGGATCAAGGCACGTTCACGGTATCAGGGGGAGCGATCACCTTGCCCGAAGCTACGACCTACGCCGTGGTAGGCTTGGGCTACGAAGCCCGGTTCAACAGCGCGAAGATCGGGGTATCGGTTTTCGGCCCCGCGACGATGAACAAGACCAAACGTATCGAGCGGCTTAAACTCATTTTAGCGAACACACATTACCAGGGGTTGCAATATGGCCAGGACGCTGACCACCTGGACGAACTACCCCTGGTGGAGAACGGCGTAGCGACCGACGCCGATTACCTATGGGGCAGCTACGACCAAGACTCGTTCCCGGTCAACGGTAGCTTCCAATCCCCAGACACCCGCCTGTACCTGCGCGGGCAAGCCCCCCGGCCCTGTACGGTAATGGCTGCGGTCGTGGAGTTAGATACCGGTGGGCGTTGAGATACGCACAGCGACCCAGAAGGACGCCGAGAAGTTTTACGGCAAGAAACCCATGGTTTCCATGCGGGCTTACGTTGCGGTACTGGATGGCGAACCCATAGGGATAGGAGGCGTGTGCCGGCACGAGAACCATATGGTGTGCTTTTCCGAGATGAAGCCGGAAATGCGGAAGCATAAGAAGGACATTGTACGAGGATACCACAAGATATTTGAAATAGTACGGATGTATAATACGGTGTTTGCGATCGCAAACAGGAACGAGAAAAACGCGAAGAAACTTATTACACGGCTGGGTTTCGAGCTTGTGGACATGAACAGCGGGGGCGAGGAGGTATACAGATGGCACAAGCGGCAGCCGCAGGAACAGGGGTAGGGGGTTCGCTCCTTAGCGCGTTCGGCAACATCCAGCAAGGGAACCAACAATACGCCGCCGCGAAATATCAGGCCGCCCAGCTTGAATCAAATGCCAAACAGGCCGAGGCGGCCGGACAGCGGGACATGCAGGACCAGCTACGGCAGTCCGCGCTACTCCAATCCCGCGCCCTGGCCGTGGCGGGGGCATCCGGTGGCGGGGCGACCGACCCGACGGTACTCAAACTTATTTCAGGAATTGCGGGCGAGGGGCAGCTTGCCGCCGAAACGGCGGCATTCAACGCCAGCGAGCAGGCGCGCGGTATGCGCAACCAGGGCGCGGCCACCATATTCGAAGGCAAGCAGGTCCGGGCGGCGTCCCGCATCAAGGCACTTTCCACGGTATTGAGCGGGGCGGGTAACGCCGCCATGGCGGGTTCGAAGTTCAACAACGGCGGATGGTTCGGCATGGGCAACGCCGGGGGCTTCGGCGGTGTTACGCCGATAGGAGAATAAATGCCGACACTACCAGATCCGAATGCTATAAACCGTCTTTCCGCGCAGCCCTTATCCGGCGTAGCCACCTACCAGGCAGGGCAAACCGGCGCCGCACTGGCACAGCTCGGCGGGGCGGTCGCCAACCAGGGCAATAACCTGCAGTACGTGGTGGCACGCCAGCAAGACCACCTTGACAAACTGAAAGTGCAGGACGCGCTTAACAAGTTGTCTACCCATGTCAACGACGCCACGGTAGGGGAGAACGGTTACAAGCGGGTCATGAACGGCGACGTGCTGACCCCGAACTACCAGAAAGGATACCTAAGCCAGTTCGACACGGCGGCGAGCGGGGTTACGGCCAACCTCACCCCCGAACAGAAGCTTGTATTCGACGAACACGTGAAGCAGCAACGGGTACAGTTCCAAGCCGGCTTGATGCAGCACGCCATGGGGCAGACGCAGAGCTACGAGGATCAAGTCTACAAGGATACCTTGACGACCGCGCAACAGGCGGCCGCAACGCAATGGAATGACCCGAAGGCGGTAGAAGCCGCACTGGTGAAGGCGAACGTGAACCTGGCTACCCGGCTCGACAGGAACGGGCTTAGGGATCCGGTTATTCGGGAAGCGCACCTTAAGGAAACTGAAGGAAGCGTACATACGGCCGTCATCCTGGCGGCATTGAACGCCGACAACGTGGGTTACGCCAAGTCGTACTTCGACGCGAATAAAGATCAGATGACCCCGCAACAGGCGAAGGCGGTCGAAGGGCAGATCAAGCCGGCGGCGGATTTCGCGCGCGGCCGGGACATCGGGCTCGAGGCGTACAAGATGCAACAGTCTGGCAAAAGCGGCGTGGATATCGAAGCCTTTATAGCCAGCAAAGCCGACACGCCGGGGGTGTACTCGCAAGCGCAATCCGTGCTGGGGCAATTCCAACAGGCCGCCAAGGCGGACGACGCAAACGCGAAGGGTTCCATTATCGAGAAGTTCTCGCTTGCCGGTGCCAACACGGCGGCGATGAACAGCATCCTGAACAGCCCCGAATACCGCGCCCTGACTCCCGAACAAAGGGGCGTGACTGCGGAATACATGCGCGGGCAAGCGCGAGCAACGGGAGAATTCTTCCGGGTACAGAATGACCGTGCGCAAGCGAAGAAAGCCGATGATCCCAAGGTGTTCGCGGCGTTCATGGACGTAATGGATTCGCCGGATTTTACCAGCATGACCCGCCAACAGATTTACGCTTTGTCCCCCACTCTCGGGGCGCCACTCGTGAAGCAGTTACTCGCGGAACAGAAAACCCGTGTAGCGGGCGTGGCTTCGGCAAAGATCGATACGGACCTGATTAACGCATCCATCCCGGCGAGCGCGCAAGGGGACAAGGAAAAGACCCAAGCCTACAAAGGCATGGTGGAATCCCGCTTCCAGGAATGGAAGGAAACGAACAAACAGGTACCTACCCTTGACCAGCAAAAGGAAATACTGCGTAGCGCGAGCGAAGTGTACATAGAAGCCGGCCGGTTCTTCGGTACCAATGAGCGGGAAGCGTTCGACCTTACGGAAGGGCGTATCTCTTACCCTAAAGCCTTCGCCAGTCAGGCGGCCCCGATCATAGGCAACGACCCGGCGAAGCTGGCCGACGCCTGGGGATTCGTGAGCGGGCTGCAGCAACTAGCCAAAATAAAGAAAATGAAAGTCATACCAACCCAAGCCGAAGCCCTGGCGGAATACTTGAGAAGCCAACAGGGAAGCGGATTACAAAACCAAATACCGAGGTAGCCACTTTGCCCCAATACAATCTTGAAGCCGC